AAAGTGCTTCCAGATACAGAACCCTTAACCATGTGCCAGCCTGTCTCGTTTGTAGTAAAACAAGTAGCATCTCTACACAATAATTCCCAAGTTCCAGCAGTCATTCCAAACTCAGCGTCCATTTCTACCGTAGCCTGTCCACCTACAAGGTCTACCTGTCCACGATAAATTAAGTCGGCCCTTGGTCCCTCAATAAACGAATGATATAAATCATGCGTATCTTTCATTGAAGGCAATGGATGGTCGATCTTAAAACTACCCGAACCCTTGGCTAATGCTCCTCCGACAGTTACATCCTGTCCAGAAATCATTAGTGCATAGCTACTGTGGAGTGTGGCGTTGCCAGTCAGATACCACTTCTCATCAGCACCCCTGACTCCATGTTGCCAGAACTGCGTTCCGCCTTCGGAGTATTCAACCGTTCCCGTGGCACCCCCTGCGTTAGCGAGTATCTGGATAGATGGATTTCCTCCATCTGATGCAAAAGCAAAGTTGTCCGAATTTTCGGTGGTAAAGGTTATCGTATCTGCCGAACTTTCCCGTATATAAGTATTACCACCACCATCTAGGTAAATCTTATTTGTAGCTGGGATAATAATATCAGCACCAGTAGTCACATTACCTGTTAAGGTAGATGTCCCGCTGACATCCAGTGTACCATTTAGGTCTACTGCCGTGGCGTTTAGTTCTATCTCGTCAGTAGCATTAATATCTAATATTGCATTTGATGGAGCATTGATATACTGACTAGCATCGTTGAATTGGATAGCCATGGTGCTGTTTAGTAGCAACCCTGTGTCTGCAACATGAGTCAGAGTCACATCCGTATCTGCACCAAAACCTAAAACTGCCGCATCACTGACCAGCGTAAGATCGTCACCAACCGTTGCATCTCCTGACATTGTGACATTTCCCGTAAGTGTCGATGTGCCAGAAACATCTAGCGTTCCGTTAAGATCTACTGCGGTAGCGTTTAATTCGATTTCGTCTGTGGCATTGATGTCTAGAACCGTAGCTGAAGGAGCATTGATGTATTGACTAGCATCGTTGAACTGCAAAGCCATAGTGCTATTCAGAAGTAATCCTGTATCTGCTACATGGGTTAGCGTAACATCTGTATCCGCACCAAACCCCAGAACCGCAGCATCACTCACTAAGGTGAGATCATCTCCGACGGTTGCATCTCCTGACATTGTAACATTACCAGTAAGTGTTGATGTACCCGATACGTCCAATGTTCCATTTAAATCAACTGCTGTTGCATTAAGTTCAATTTCGTCTGTAGCATTAATGTCCAGTATCGCATTTGAAGGAGCATTTATATACTGACTGGCATCATTAAATTGAATTGCCATCGTAGAATTGAGAAGCAATCCTGTATCAGCCACATGAGTCAGATTCACATCTGAATCAGCACCGAAGTTTAAGACAGCCGCATCACTTCCAAGTGTCAGATCATCTCCAACACTAGCGTCACCACTCATAGTGACTGCACCAGCTACAGTAAGTGTGCTACTTAGCTCTAGGTCAGCAAATGCATCTAGTACTGCTGCTCCAGATCCAGCACCATCTGTAAGCACTGCTGCTATCTTACCATTACCTATGGTGATGTTAGCACCAGAGCCTTGACTGATAATAATATTCTGTGAGCCGCTTGTAGCATTCTCAATGAACCAAACCTTATTAACAGTATTAGGTGCAATCGTAATCGTACAAGCAGAGTCTAAAGTACCTGTGTACTTAAGGAAGATCGCCCGACCTTCATCTGCTGCACCATCTGCTATCGTAGTGGTATGAGTATCAGCGTTAGTAGTAATGGCCTCTGTCCCAGAGCCAAACGCATCAGCTATTAGCTCTAAGTTTGTATTGGTCTTGGTTCCCCAGGTACCTGACTCATCACCCGTAGTGATTTCTAAAAGTCTCAGATTATTTACATATGTTCCCATGCTTAATTCCTATTCTTATGTTGGAACTTCTTCCCAGTCTGGAGTCTGAGAGTCACTAACTCCGGACCAGCTTGGTGTTTGCGAATCACTGACATCAGACCATCCTGGTGTCTGTGAGTCGCTAATATCAGACCATCCTGGTGTCTGTGAATCGCTAACTGCTGACCAACTTGGTGTCTGTGAATCATCTATTATCGTCCATATCTGTACACTGCTTATTCCTGTCGTACCAACCACACCACTCGCACTTACTGTTACTCCAGTACCACCAGTTGCTGTTACCGAGCCGACAGATCCTGTTGCCGTTTCACCTGTTACAGATAAATTGGCATCTCCAGTTACTGTAACCGAACCTACCGCACTTGTCCCAGCTAATCCTGTTAAGGTAACATTTGCTGTTCCCGTTACCGTAACACTTCCTACACTTCCTGTTGCACTTACACCCGTAGCAGTAAGATTTGCATCTGCTGTTACAGATACTGACCCTACTGAGCCAGTACCTGCTAACCCTGTTTCGGTAATAGTAACATCTATTACTACCGACTCATCACCTACTGCACTCGTTCCTGCTACACCTGTAACTTCTACAGGTATAGCTTCACCCCATGTGCCAGAACCCCATGTAGATCGGCCCCAGCCTGTTATATCAGCCATTCTAGGCTATACGAATTATCGCGTTACTCGCATCTGCCGCAGGGAAAGCAATCGTGAATGTACCAGCAGTAGCTGTCTTATCTGCACCGAAGGCCAACACAAGAACAGATGTATCACCAGTGGTATCTTCATTGAATATCAACGCACCATTAGCCGTAAATGTTGCAGTAGACCATGAGGTGTCTGCAAAATCGGTTAGAGCCGTTGTTCCACTAGTCGAAGGATCGACCCTCGTTAGCGTATTTCCCTTGGCACTATAGTTTGTACCACTGATTTCATTAGTACTAGAATACGCAGTAGTACTGGCACCTAACGATGCACTGCTTGTATAGAGTGCAATCTTAAAAGTGTCACCACCAGAATTAAGAAAATTGTGCTTTCCTTCTAGCAACTCTTTCTTAAACGAGGTGCACATCGCTTGAGATATAGCCATTATAATTTCTCCACTGAATTAGCCAAATCATTATGACCCGCTGATCTCAGCAGGGTAATGACCTTAGAGCGATCTTCTTTAATCGCTTCCCATATAAAATACTGTACCGCCTTATGAATATAAGCCTTAAACTCTTTTGCCTGTTCAGCAATAGTAGGATGAGCATTCTTTCCTACAGAAATAATCATATCTGAAGCCCTTTCTGCCCAATGGCTTGGACCAAGATTACCATTCTTGCTTGTGGTAACCGTTACGTTTCCTACTCCTGAGTCAATATCAAACATTACCTGGCAGCCACCTTTATCATGCCATCTCTATATTCATCTCCGGTCATTCTGCCTTCAGCCTGTACTTTAAGTAGTTCCAATGCTTCTTGATATCTTTGTTGATACAGTTGCATCATATCTGGCTCACCTTTCATATAAGTGTAGGCCTCTAATAGTGATCCGTATAATAATACTGTATCAGCGTTATTTCCAAGCCATGACGTACTGTCTGTAACAATCGAATTGGGCATATAGTAATAATGCAATTCAGTGACATAATCTGCATCGGGCGTAGGCCCGACAATAAATGTAGTTGAGTCAAAAACACCGTAATACTTCGGAGTACCTTCCGTGCTGGCATTCGGATAAGTCGATCTGATAAAGTTTGCATCTTTATTCAATAAAAATATCTGATTACTAGAACTTGTTATCGACAAGGACAGGGGAAACAGAAACGTAGGATCTGTCGGCATTGTCAGGTACGCATTACCATCTGTCAGTGTACCAGCTACATTTTTTCTGTTAACAGGTAAATTCACAGAACGGTATATTCTTTGCTCAGTTTGTTTAATAAACGTAGGTATTGCTGCCGTAAAGTCAGTGCCAGTGTTATTTGTGTAATCCTTAATAGCCGCTGTCAATTCAGTATAGTTCATGTTGTCACCGTCACAGTTCCTACCTTTCCATGTGCTACAATATTTCCTGCACCACCACCATTACCATTACCAACTGGATCAAATGCAAAAAGTTTTCTACTAGTATCCTGTGCTATATCTGGCCTGGGATCTCTGATAGCTTGTGGGTCCGTGTAGTCGCCAAGTCTGCCTAAGAAATTTTGAGGCTGGTCCTCGTCAAGCATATCGCGACCGACCATTAAGCCAGTCATACGGCCTGCTTTCACTTGAGGAACCAAGTCCTTTAACTTGTATCTAAAACCGGTGCGATCACAGAAACCAAAAGCATATTTCCCATTAGCAAAACTACCCATTAATAGCCCCCTGGTACAAAATGCACCGAAGCACGATCACGATCTTCTTGTTGAGCTAAGTCATACTGAAATTCATATTCAGCCTTGAGCTCACCAGAACGTGCAAAAGCCTCAGGATATTTTTGAGAAAGCCTAAAGGCCAGACCTGCTACTAATGGTGGTAAGAATCTCGCTGGCACATCAGGGTTGGTAGAGCCTACATTTCCAGTATCCTCTATACGCCTAATACGTTGATAGGCGAATGTGTACACTTTATCAGGAGTAGGCCACAGATATGCTACTGGTGCAGCCTGTTGTTTATCAATGTAGATATTTACTGGACGGCCCTCTGTTTTCTTATTAGGAATTGTTGCATACTGAGAAACACTGAATCGTGAAAGAGGTAGATCACTTTGAGATGTACCAGATCCATCACGAATCCAGTGTTCAATAAGATCTATTGTATCAGATGGAAGAGTAACAGTGGAGGTACTAGCGACTGTACTAGCAGTTCCTTCTTCTACACACCAAAAATTTAGTCCACGATTCGCCCACTCGAGGCTTAAAAGATTTAAAGAGCGTCGCGCTGTTGCCATATCATATCCAGTCTTTAGCTGAATACCACATCGCTCAAATGCTTCTTCCACAATCTCAGATATATCTAAATTAAATGTTGCAGTTCCAGAAGTTGCCACTATCTACCTACCTTTTTCATCGCCTTTTTATGCGCAGCAGTAAACGTCGAACCTGCCGCCATAGACTTACGCATCTCAGCCATATGCTTTTTCGTATGGTGCTTAGAGTGTTTTTTAAGAGCATCTTTTTGTCTTTTAGTTAAGGGTTTTTTTACAGGCATGGTCAGCTATCCTTAAATTTTTTCAAACATTGCTGTTCAAATTTTACTACCTTCCCTGGTGTCTTAGACCCTTGTTTTATTATACCACCACTTCTCATTTTAGCATAATCTTGCAAGGAGCCCTGCTTAGTAAATGCATTAGTAACAGCTTTCTTTATCATACCACCACCAGCCATAGAATCTTTACTAAATTTTTCCGCGACTTCAGGCTTGTTGGCATAAAGATGCCTTCTCTGCTTGTCACTCTTGAAAGGCATTATTCGTAGCTCTTAGTCATCTTCAGCATGATCGCATACCGATCTCCACTACCAGCACCTGTAGTGGTAAACATTATATCGCCAGTTGGACTGGACGCATTATTGATCAGAGGTCCAGCGGATCTAAAGTCAAAGTATCCATACCCACTAAGAGTCCAAGCAATTACATCTGTGGATGCATCCCAGAGCAAGTCTACACTCAGACCATTGCATTCATACCAGATACAGTCAATGGTCACTCCAGTACATGAGGCACCTGAACCTGATTGGGTTTGTAGTGCGGAAACGTCCACCTTCTTAACAGCAGCTTCGCCACTGCCGTCGGATATGTTGGTGAACTTCATAACAGCGACTTTGTCGCCATCTTGCAAGGTTTGCGAGGTTACTGCATCAGCCATCTAAATCTCCTTATGGGTACGGGAGCTTTCGCTCTGCCCATAGCCGAAGATGTAGTCACCCACCCAAACGAGTGGGTGACCCTATCTTGTTTAATTAATCTTAACTATCCGTGAACGGAGTAGCCAGTGTTCCATCACCCATCAAGAATGCTTCAACCCACCATGTGGTTGTATTCACTCCTGTGAGCTTAATCCAACCACCCGTCAACCAGCCCTGCTCAATGGCACCCAAATCAATAACATCATTGGATGACGCTGGGTGGAAGTTGTCGGTTTCTCCGATCTCTCCTGTGTCAAACAAGAAAGCAGTTCCTAAGAACCCATCGGTTCCGTCGGTAGTAGCAGTCTTAATCTGCCCTGCTGAAGTGAAGGTCGTCTCCACGAGGAACGTATACTGAATTCCTGCTGCTGGAGTTGGAAGTGTAACTACAATACCATCTGCTTTATTAAAGCCATAAACCGTACCAGAATCAGCCGATGTTAAGGTTTTCGTTGCAGTGGTAATAGACTCGTAGTCACTAAGCATGTTCGTAGCACCAGTCAGCTTAAGCGTACCAGTACCTGAAACATTACCGCTTGAGTCTACGTCAAAGTTAGTAGTGTATGCACCCGTAGTTGCATTCTTTGTTACCTGTTCAAGCCCACTTTCTGCCCGAACATTGCCCTGAAAAGTTGTGTTAGCCATGTCTTTCTCCTGTAGTGGCTAGTTTCTATCGTTTCCGATAGTCAGAAAAAAAGGGGCAGGAGTCCCAGTAGTCAAAACCTTTGGGGTTAAATGGACTCCCACCCCTGTACTTATACTACGCTCCTGGTGAACCCCAGACCCCTAGTGGGTCAGAGACACCAAAGCTGTAACGCTCGCGAGCTTTGTAACGAACATTTCCAGTGTCAAAGTCACCGTCCATGCTTGTTTCAAGTGCTACACGATTAAAGTGCTTCATTCCGTTAGGAACGTCTGTTAGCAAGAACCATGCATCCGTATCAGTTAGATAATGGTTTACAACAGTTCCGCCAGGTACAACACCCATTGAACGCACAGCGTTAATGTCGTTGTCAGCAGTTCCAGGACGAAGCTCAGATTTCATCACTCTTTGTGCCACGAACTGAAGATCGGGCGGAATGACAAGCGTCTGGGGACGAGCAGCGATCATTAGACCACGCTCATCTGTCCATTTGCCAATCTGAATAACAGCAGCCTCAAGAGAAGTCTCATTGAGATCGACGGCTGTAGCTGGACGGTTAGAGTTCTTACCACCCGAAACGAGTGGGTGACCGTCACCACCAGTTACACCATCACCAGATGCTGTGAATAAGTTTACACCGTCGCCACCCTGGTAAGCAGCAGTAAATCCATTGTTCAACGGAACAACAGCTTTAACCTGTTTGGTGTGGGCCATGGCGCGAGCCAAAGCCTTAGTATAACGAGCCGACAGAGAATCATAGAGATTATCTTCCATTGCTTCCTCGGTAATAGCAAAGCCCATGGCG